TCCTTGAGAACGAGCGGCTCGCCGCCTTCGTTGACCGTGCCCTCGACGAGCTTGCCCGACTCGCCGATCTCTTCGAGATCCGGCAGGCGCGAGAAGTCGACGGCCTTGTACCCGTCCCGGAAGTCCGGGAGGGACTTGACCGCGCACCAGGCCTGGTACGTGGTCGGCGTGTTCTGGTAGGCGTCCAGGATCGTGAGCTCCGACGCCGAGCCGAGCAGGATCGGAAGGTCGGCCGTGCCGATCTCACCGAGACGCTCGCGACGGTTGAAGCTCTCGCGGTAGCGGCTGATCCCGCGACGCACGTCGCAGAGTTCGAACGCGCGACCGAGAGTCTGCTCGTCCGACAGGTTGCCGAACTTGACGCCCTTCTCGGTGAGCACGCGCTCGGCCATGCGGCGCGGGTCGAGGTCGCCGAAGCGCTCCTCGACGGCGCGGTGTTCGTCGTCGGTGAGCTGGACCAGCTTGCCGGTCGCGCCCATGCGCTGAGCGAGGGCCTTCGCGGCCAGCTTGCCCAGCTTGCCGTCGTTGTCGGCGCCCACCTTGACGCCGGTGCCCTGCTGACCGTGGATCGACATCTTGTCGTCCCAGTTCGCCCGGGCGTCGATGAGCGAGGCGCGGGCCTGGTCGACCGTCACCGACTCGTCGTCGATGAGGTCTTCGGCCAGCTTGGTGCCCTCGGTGCCGAGCGGCGTGACGATGCGAGCCGCTTCGAGGATTGCGCGACGGCGCTCCTTCAGCTCGGCGAGGGTCTGGCTCTTGATCTTCGCCAGGTCTTCCTGGGTCGGCTGGTACGTGGTGGACATCGGGGGATCTCCTGCCGGCCGCTGGGCCGCAGCGAAGGTCTGAGCGCCGACATTGGCCGGCACAGGGACAAACGAGAGTTCGTAGGGCGTCGACTTGCGCGCCCGGATGTGAGTGCGTTCGGCCTTCGCCACGCCCTTCTTGCTGAGGTACTCGAGCGCCTCGGGGTCGATCTCGACGCCGATCGAAACGTGCTTCAGGATGCCGGCCTTGATGTCGGCGACCATGCCCGCGTGCATCGGGTTGACCGAGAACGCGACGCGCGCCATCAGCTTGCCGTCTTCGATCTTGGCCGAGCCCTCGACGATCTTGCCGATCTGCGACGTGAGCGAGTAGTCCGCGTGGTCGATGAGGACCGCCGCGCCGCCGTTGTAGCGCGCGAGGTCCATCCCGCCCATGTCGAACGACAAGAAGAACTCGCCCTCGTCCCACGAGTAGCGCGCCACCTCGGCGCCCGTGTAGCAGACGACGCCGACGCTGTTCGTCTCGTCGTCCCACGAGCCAGGCGAGAACGTCGCCTCGGTCCGCGGGGCGGTCGCCTTGAGCTGCTGCAAGATGGCGCGGTCGATCATGCCGACCACGCTACACCTGAACCCCTGAGCAGTAGAAATGCCTTACGGCGTGAGCCGTACAACGCTCACGGTTGCGTGTTGCGCGCGGGCTCCTCGGGTGCCGGCGGCGTCGCCTGCTGCTGTCCGCTCGACGTCGTCGACGACGGCATCGAGTCGAGCACGATCCCGCGGCGCTTCGCCTCTTGCGCCTCGCGCTCGAGCTGATCCCAGACCGCCGCCGGGACCAGGCCCAGGCGCTGCCACTCGATCTCGTGGGTCGTGAGACCGTTCCGAAGCTGCTCTTTCGTCGCGAGCGCTTCGGCCCGCCGGTCGACTTCTTCGAAGTTCGGCAGGACCCAGCGAACCGGATAGCCGACGGTGTACGAACCGCCGCCCGTGACCCGAACCTCGCGTTGACGCACCGACGCCGGCAGAGTCCCCGCCGCAACCGCTGCGTCAATCCACCAGACCCAGATGCGACGAAGCAAGAACGGGATCACGATGTCCTTCTGCACCGTCCGCACGCGCGCACGGTGGTCGATCTGGCCCGCCTTGTACGAGGTCCAGTTCGTGCGCGACAGGTCGCCCGTCATCTGCTCGTACGTCGTCCCGAGCGCCGAGGCCACCTGGGCCTTCTCGCGGATCGCCAGCGCGTCGAAGGTGCGGGCCGACGGCGAGTGGAACGTTACGCTTTGCCCTTCTCGCAGGTAGTTGACCGAGCCGGGCGTGAGCTCTTCGATGACCGTCCCGTCATCGTCGCGATTCGTCGAGTCCTGCCCGTCGACGGTCATCGCCTCGTCGCCGTTGTTGGAGTGCACGAACGCGACCATCGAGGCCTCGCCCACGGCGCGCGTTCGCTCGGCATCGCCCAGGAGCTGCAGATCGCGAAGCGCCGCGACCGCCGGCGAGAGCCACGGCACGCCACGCACCTGCCCGATCTCACGAGCCCAGTACAGATGGGCGATCGTCGACTCAGGCACGCGCACCGCCTGTCCGTCGTGGAACTCCGAACCGGGACGCTCGCGCCACAGGTGATAGGCCGTGAGGCGGGACAGCGCATCGAACTCGACGCCCTGGATGATGCGCCCGCCACCGTCGGCGCGCTGCGTCAGGTCCGACCGCAGATGGTCAACCGCCAGGAGCTCGAGCTGCATCGGCACCGGCAGGCCATCCGACAGCCGGCGAGCTCGCGCACGCATCAGCGCCCCGCCCGAGTCGATGAGCGCCGAGATTGCCTGCCACACGAGACCCGAGAGCGTCTGGTATCCCGCCGTCGACGCCGACCGCTCCCACTCGTCGAAGAGCCCGTCGATGTCGGCGTCGAGCTGGGCGTTGCCGGTGCTCGCTCGAGGGCGAACCCCGGAGATGGCGATCGCCAACTTGTCGACGATGCTGACCGCCCCGAGGTCGTTGCGAGTCAGGTCGCGCGACCGCTCTCGAAGCCGGGCGCCGTCCCGCTTCGTCAGGGTGTTGATGGGCCGGGCCGAGCCCGAATACCAGTCCTCGTGTCGACCGCCGCCCGCGCCATCGAAACCGAGCTTTGCGCCCGTGCGTACGCCAAGACCTCCCAGCATCAGAGCCCCCTGCTGAACTTCATGCGGCCGCGCTGCAGCCGGGTCGATCCCTGATTGAGCTCTCGCTCGATGCGGTCCCGGATCCGCTCCATCTCTCGGAGCGACCGATACCCGACCGTCCGCGTCGAGCCGCCTGGCGTCGAGTACGAGACATTGAGCGCACCCGTGCGGATCGCCTCGTTGATCGCGTCTAGTTCCGCTTGAGTCGCCGCCATAGGTCTCCCCCGACGCTCTTCGAGGTCGGCTTCTTCGGCGCCGACGCTTTCGGCGTCGCTGCCATCATCGCCGCTGGCTCGATACTGCGCAACGGTTCAGTGGTTTCGGTGCGCTCGACGAGCGGCGCGAGGTCCCCGCGGTCGCCGCACGGGAGCGGGAGCTGGCGATAGTCGAGGGACAGGAACGCCGCGTAGGCCCCCACGAAACAGTCGAGCGCTTCGTTGCGGTCGTGGCCCTTTTTGAGTCTCCACTTCGCGACGCTGCGCCCGGTCGCGTCGGCCGTCCGCACGCGCTCCTCGGCGCAGAGCTGGGCGTAGTATTCGGGCGCGATGGCCGGCGTCGTTTCGCGCGGGAAACGGATCATCGGCGGATCATCCTTGGCTAGGCGCAACATCAGGTCGCGCTTCGCACGCGAGACGTTGATCGGCACCTGGTGCACGGTGCCCTTCTTCTTCGCGATCTTCTGGTGCCAGATGGGCCGCGGGTCGTTCTCGCCCTGCGGCGAGCTCAAGCCCTTCGTCAGGAACTGCCGGCGCTTCTGCAGGGCGTAGGTCTTCGAGAACGCCGCCGCCGCATCCCAATGGGAACCGCTGCCCGTGTCGATACCGCCCGCGCTGATCCCGAGCATGCCGGCCGGCGTTCGGAAGCGACGGCTCAAGATGGCGTAGCACTCGGCCCAGACTGCCGCGCCGCGCGTCGGCGGGTCGCCGAACAGGATCCAGTGACCGATGAGCGCGCCCTCGTTGCGCACCGTCCAGCCCCAGACCGACACCTCGAGGCGGTCTTCTTGCACGTCGACGAACGACGTCAGCACCTGGACCCATGCCGGGACCTCGTAGCGCTGCCCCGCGCCCCAGCCGGTCTCGGCGCGCTGCTCGAGCAAGTCGGGGTCGACGACGGCCCCACTGCCATGACGCCAGGCCTCGGCCAGGTCGAGCGTCACGAAGTCGCGCATCAGAACCGGGTCTTTCTTCGCGGCGAGGAACTTGCCGGCGAGTTTGCCCCAACTCACCCAGGGCGAGTAGAGCGCAGACAGGTGGAATCCACGAGCTCGCGGCAAGGTCGCCGTGGCCGTCGCTCGCCACCGGCCG